CTGATGAAATTCATGGCGAAGTTGGTAGCGAATGGGATTTGGAACAATACACAGGCCTGCATGACAAGAATGGAAAAGAAGTTTATGAGGGCGATATTGTAAAGTTGCATGTTGTCATCTTATCTCCTGATGACAAGGTTGGATTCATCGAATACATTCCAAAGTATGGTTACTGTATTAATTTTGGCGGTAAAGTTATTCGGCAAGAATACTGGGCTGCTAACGATAAGCACACCATTGAAGTGATTGGCAACATTCACGAGAATCCAGAACTGTTAGAGAAAAAATTATGACAGATAAACAAATGAAAACAATGACAAATATTTTTGGAGTTATTAATTTATTTATGACACCACTTGTATTCATGACAATGTGGAACTGGTATGTAACACAAATTGGTGCACCTCATGTTGGATACTGGTTATCATTTGGAATTGTGTTGCTGATTGATTTTTCAATTTATACTCCATCCTATTTAAACACTCTTGTTTATCAGGACAGCCATGAAGCTATTGATTTTAAGTTTAAAAAGTCTATTGGTGGAACAACGTTGGTTGTTTGGACGTTGGTTCTTGGGTTCTTGATTCACTTATTTGTATAGGAGAAAAACAATGAAAAATTACGTTAAATGGTTAGAACAAGAAATTAAGTCACTGAATACCGCTGGTGCGGTTATGCTGGCATTTATGGTCGGCGTGCAGTTGGCACTGTTCTTGGGCGCACCTATTACGGGGCTATCAATTATCACGCTAGTAGCCACGTTGGTTGGGTCGGCATGTACGGTATACATGATGATTAGCAAGCCTATCAATGGTCTTCTTGGACTTATTAGCGCACTGGGATTCATCTATGTCAATTGGACGGCTGGACACTATGCCAGTGTATTGGATCAATTAGTATTCGTGGCATTGATTGATATTCCACTGATTGTGACGTGGAAGAATTGGGGTCACCGTATCAAGAACGGCGTGAAGCATTTGAGCTTGGGCAGCTGGATGTCAACAGTGGCATTGATGTTCATTATCTGGATTCCACTTATCGTTGTCTACACTTGGTTAGGCGACACTAACCCAGCATGGGACTCATTGACATTGGTAATCGGTGCGTTTGCATCAATCTATGTATTTCTAGGATATGGTGACAGTTATACATTGTGGTTGATGGCTGATGTGGTCAATATTGCGCTTTGGTTTACTGCTTTGTCTGCTGGATATTCCGCAAGTTCATTGCCAATGTTGTTGACGATGGCGTTCTATCTGATGACAGCATTGTATGGACGTTTCGTGTCAGTTTGGAGTAAGTGATGAAGGTACATGAACTTAAATTAGACGAAAAATATTTCAATTTAGTTGATACCGGAGTGAAAACATTTGAAATTCGAAAGAACGATAGAGACTATCGTGTTGGCGATTTGTTGGCCCTTTCTAGATATAACAGCGAGTTGAATTGTTATAAGCAAACAGACAGTGCTTGGGCATCACAACCTTATAAAACTAGTTCAGTTCATGAAGCCGATACGATTTTAAGAAAAATCATTTATATGACGGATTACGAGCAGAAAGATGGTTACGTTGTTTTGGGTATTGGGAAATATTAAACGGGGTATGTAGATGATTAGTACTGTTGGAATTTATTTGTTGGTACTGTTTGCAGCAGTACTGACGGTGTTAGCAGGAAGCGTAGTATGGGCGTTTATTTATTTGATGTTTAAGTATCTTCGAGAATTTAAGTTTGGCGGTAAAAATGAATAAATATCAAGACAAAGACGGCAATCAATACTATGTGTATGAGTACAACTCAATTCTTGGCGTTTGGCGGATTGAAAAAATTGGCGAACAAGGATTTCAAGAGACCGACAAGCATGGGGCTGACAGTTTCATCGCTGAAAACCAGCTAACGGTAACAGAATAGTAGGAGGATAGTGTGGGGTACGATCGTGAGCGAACAATTAAGAATGTATCTGATTTCTTTGGCAATCCGCTTGCAGTCAATAAGCCAAGCGAATTTAAAGACTTGATGGATTTGGCACAAGTATCGAACGCTGATTCCTTATACCATTCACCAGTTATCAATGATATGCCAATGAGCCATGATGACGGAAACAGAGTGGATAAAGCGGTTGTGGAATTGATTGGTAATCAAAGTGCCAAGGAAACAATTAGATTGATACGTGTGACGTTGAATAATATGGATGACCGGTATGCCCGCGTGATTTATTTACGCCATTTCAAATGCTTACCCATTCTTGATATTGCCGAAACGATTGGATATTCACCAAGCAACGTCGAAAAGTTGTTGGAGACTGCTTATTATAGATTCGCGCTTTGGAGTGAAAGTTTCTTAAAACTTACATGTTCAGTGGGAATTGAGTAGTAAAACAGTGGGGATAGGGTGTTGGTTGAGATGGTATATTGATATTGTGCTTATTTCGGAATAAGTGCACATAGATAGGTGCGGAAAAACCTAGAATCCTTTGAAGAAAATAGTCAGCCTGGAATGGCTGGCGGTACATATTCCCGGTATCAATATGCGCCTTATACACATTAGCTTGATGGCCGTGTATTTGAATGAAGTAAGTCGTATTGATTAAAAACGATGTTGCATGCACATCTAATCCGTTTGTTTCGGTTTGAGACGGTAGGCAGGGTCGCTACCTGCATTACATACTTGCCCGCCAATGGGCATTGTACGTTGGAGGCTGTACCGGCTGTTACATCTACGGTCACACAAAAAACGATGATATTGTAAGAATGTGTGCATTGATCTTTGGAGTGTGAATGTCAAACTTTGGCGTTGCATTCTTAATCATGTTCTTTGTGTACATAACGAACTGTTTCCATTTTGGAAATAGTTCTTTTTATTTACTTCAGTGGTTGTTTCCAAAACGGAAATAGCCACTTTTTATTTGGAGGAAATGCCATGTACGAAGACAAAGAGACTAGAATGCAACGACATAAAGAACAGGCAACCGCTGTTAATAAACAGTTCGCTACGGTGACTGATGAACGACCAGACAAACACGATTATCGACACGCTAACATGCGGGCAGGATTTCGAAACGGTGCGATTAATTACCATAAGCATATGAGGTGGTTGGACAAATGATAATAGCTTTATTAATAATCGTTATAGCATTGTTCCTGATTGAACTGATGGTCGATGTCATAGCACTGACGTTGGTAATTGTCTGGTTGTTCTTTGGATTAAAGGCAGCGTTGATTGTGTTAGCAGTGATGTTGATAGTGGGGTGGTTGTGTCATGCCAAGAGTTAAACGATGTCGAGCAAATGGTTGTCATGCAATGGTGGCGTTTGATTCACGCTACTGCAAGCGACACCAAGATTTAGCAATGGATGAATCCAAACCCAAGCGTAACAACTACCACTACAATCATCATGTGCGTAATCGTGATGAGAATAAGATTGATCAGTATAAGTTCTATCGAACAAAACAATGGGTACAGTTACGACAGTTGACACTCGAGTCACAACATTATCTGTGCCAGTATTGTTTGGTGAACGACATTGTGACGACTGCCAAGACTGTGGACCACATTGTGCCAGTAGAGTTTGACAGCAACTTGAAAGATAGCATCGACAACCTAGCGGTTATCTGTCCGTCTTGTCATACCAAGAAGACCAAATGGGAACAAAGATGGTATGGCACAGGTCAAGGCAACACGCTAAGGTCTGTGCGTCCAATCAATGACATTAAAACAATCAATAAAATGATGAATGACGTTTAACGTGCCTAACAGGCGTTTTAAGCGTTTTTTTATTACGCCGGTATAATTACACTAAAACGGATTTTAAATTTAAAATACCCCCCCCTAACGTTCTAATAACAAGAGAGCTCTCACATATCGTCATCTTATAAAAAAATCGAATTTTTAAACTTTTTTACCCTAGGGGGTCGAGCAGAAAAGAAAGGAGGGCGGGAATGCCTAAAAAATCGAATAAAAACGTCAACAGTGGGCGCTTGCGCAAAGACCCGCCTGACTATTTTGGAAGGCAAGCTGGGGTAACCTGGCGCAAGGTAGTCGATTTTTTAAGCGACTATCCAGAAGTGATTCGAGTTGATGCTAACTTGGTTGAATTGTATTGCACACAGTACGAAATCTACCGAAATGCCTACAAACATATCCAAGAACACGGTGAAGTGCAGGCGATTTATACATCCGTCCAAAACGCGGCCGGTGAAGTCATTGAAAAAGATTTCAAAGGCTATAAGCGAAATCCAATGACACAAATTTATAACGATGCAGTTAAGAATTTGAACAGCATTGGTTCAGAGTTAGGTCTATCACCTAAGAGTCGTCGCGCTTTGTTTGGCGAACTGTCCAATGGTGCTGATGATACTGAAGAAATTATGAAATTGTTTGGTGGTAGCTGATGAAAAAAATCGACTTAACCGTTTCGCATAAAGTTGACGAAGCGTTCGAACAATTGAATACAGACGAGATTAGAAGTAAGTATACTGACAAAGGCACGCGCTATGCTTTCAAAGTTTTAAAAGGAGAAGTAACTGCTGGCTATATGATGAAGTTGGCAGCATTCCGCCACATCCGAGACTTGCAACGCCAAGGTGATGATGACTTTCCATTTAATTATTCAATGAAAAAGGCGGAACAGATTCTGCTATTCGCGTCCATGTGTCCAAATGTTGACACTGGTGAGCCAACAGAACTGATGGATTGGCAAGAGTTTATCCTAACTCAGTTGATAGCATGGCGCAATGAAGAAAATGGTAAACGTTTCAGTCGTGCCATTGTTTCGGTAGCCCGTGGACAGGGCAAGACTTACCTGATGGCGATTGTCATGTCTTACTCTTACTTCATTGAATCGATCGGTTTGGAAAACCAGGACTTTTTAGTGTCATCCATCAATTGGAAGCAGACAACTAAGTTGTTTGGCTATATTAAAACCATGATGAAGTCACTTGCTCATGAATCGGTGTTTAAAAAGATTGCTGATGAAAGCGAGTTGGCTATTCAAAACGACCAAATCATTATGAAGAAACATAACAATGTTATTCGTGCTATCAGTCATGAGTCTGGTCAGTATGATTCGTATCATTTCACAACAGCGATTGTTGATGAGATTGGTGAAATCAAAAGTCGTGAACGGATTTCCAAGATTGTATCTGGTCAGGTTAAGGTTAAAAACCGCCAATTCATTCAAATCTCAACGGCCTATCCAGACCCGTCCGTTCCTTTTCACGAAGACCAAAAGATGATTCAACAGGCAATGGAACAAGACTATAAACGTGATGCTGATACTTATTTGGGACTGATATGGTCCCAAGATGGGCTTGATGAAACGTTTCAACCAGAAACGTGGATGAAGTCGAATCCATTATTGGGTTTGCCTAGTCAAAGAGATAATCTGCTAAGTGGACTTACAGATAAACGAGATTCTGACGCCTTATCTGGAACGATTTCAGACTTTCAGAATAAAAACTTGAACATGTGGCTACAAGAATCAACTAACTCGTTCTTGAAATTGGCCGACATTGAGAAGTCGATTGTTCCAAGTTTTGATATTGATGGTCGCCAAGTCTACATGGGTTTTGATTACTCAATGTTCTCAGATAACACGGCTATTGGTTTTGTCTTTCCTTACGAAGAGAATGGTGAACACAAGTGGCACGTTTACCAACACAGTTTTATTCCTTGGGAGAAAGCGGGTTCGATTGAGGCAAAGGAAAAGCAAGACGGACTTGATTATCGACACCTTGCAGAACTGGGATATTGTACAATCACAAGTCATCCGCAAGGGCTGATTAATTCTGACCAAGTATATCAATGGATGCGTGAGTTTGTTGAAGACCATCGATTGGACGTTGTGTTCTTTGGTTACGATGCCTGGGGTGCGACACCAGCCATCAAACAGCTAGAATCCAATAGCTCATGGCCACTGTTGGCGGTTCGTCAACGAACTAGTGAGTTGAAAGACCCAACTAAGTTCCTGCAGTCGTCCATGGTGGAAGGTTCGCTGACACGATTTGACGACAAAATCATGGAAAAGGCACTGATAAATGCCCAAATTGTTGAAGACAAGATTGGTATTCAAGTCGATAAGGCTAAGGCAACGCTAAAAATTGATGTGGTCGATGCCATTATTGATGCCATGTATCAGGCAATGTATCATTTTGAGAGCTTTTCAACGGTCAATGACCCGAACCAACAGTATGAACGAATGACGGATGAACAAAAGTTAGAGTTCTTACTAAACGAATCAGGAATGATTTAGGAGATATATACATGATTAAACAACTATTAGCGCCTATATGGCGCTTTTTTGATGTCATTTTTTTCACGATTTCGATGATTTTCATCAATATTTTCGCGTTTTCTTTTGGAAATCGATGGGGATTTCTAAGTATTGCGATCACTTCGTTTTTGGTTGCGCTGGCAAGTGAATTGCTGGCGTATCAAATGAAAGGAGGAAATGAATAATGCCACTTTTTACGCCGAACTTTCAAAATGGATTGTCGGTTCCTGGTGGTGTTGAAATTGGATTTACAGACGGTGATGTCATCAATTATCTGAACGTTGATAATAGTGACAATAAGTATGTGACGGCAGAAAAAGCACTGGAAAATTCTGATGTATACTCGGTTATCTATCAATTGAGTTCAGATTTAGCGACGTCGAAGTTGAATGCTAATAAAAAACAGTCGCAGGCGATGATTGATAATCCAACGAATAATTGGTCAAACAGTCACGCGTTTTGGCAGTCGGTATTTGCGCAATTGCTGTTAGGTGGCGAAGCATTCATCTATCGATGGCGCAACGTCAACGGGAATGATATGCGTTGGGAGTATTTGCGTCCAAGCCAAGTGACAATTTACGCGTTAGAAGACTTTTCGGGCGTTTATTATAACGCTTCATTCGACAGTCCATTGGTTGGCTACAAGGAAGCAATTCCAGCTAACGATATGATTCATTTTAGAATGATGAGCCAGAACGGTGGGGCTACTAGTATAAGTCCACTTAGTGCTTTGTCCAACGAATTTAAGATTAAGGACAATTCAAACAAGCTGACATTGAACGCGTTAACGCAGTCGGTTCTGTCGCCTGGAATTTTGAAGATGGATATGGGTCTGCTAAATGATAAAACCCGTGCTGCGGCTTCACGAAAGTTCATGCAACAGATTAACGAATCAAACGGCGGACCAATTGTGCTGGACAATTTGTCTGATTATTCGCCATTGGAAGTTAAGAATGATGTGTCAAAGCTATTGTCGCAAACGGATTGGACGGGGACACAGATTGCCAAGGTATATGGTGTACCTGATTCTGTTTTGAATGGGCAAGGAGACCAACAATCGTCTCTTAATATGATTGGCGGTGAATACGCCAAGGCATTGATGCGATTCGCCAATTCAATCACGTCTGAACTATCTAATAAGTTGGGTGCGAAGGTATCAATTGATTTGAAGCCTGCACTCGATCCACTGAACAACGACTTCGCCTCTAATATCCAATTACTCTCACAATATGGAACACTCTCACCAGAACAAGCACAGTGGTTGCTGAAGAACTCGGGATATTTGCCAGAAGACATGCCCGAGTATGTTGTGCCAGCAGAACCACCAAGCGCTGGTGGAAAGGAGGAAAGCTAATGACAACTATTGATGTGAAGGGCCCGGTTGTAGATAACGATACAGCGACGATGTACGACTACTTCGGCATGAATTCAATCTCACCTAATACAGTTAGTGCTGCAATTGATGAGGCGAATGACAATGACGATGTGACCGTCAACATTGCGTCAAACGGTGGCGATGTATTTGCCGCTTCTGAAATTTATACGATGTTACGTTCTGCACCTAATAATATTGTTGTCAATATTCAAGGATTGGCCGCATCGGCCGCTTCAGTTATCGCGATGGCTGGTGATACAGTCAACATTAGTCCGACAGCCCAAATCATGATTCATCAGGCTTCAACGGTTGCCCAAGGTAATAAGGACGACTTAGGGAAGCAAATCAACGCACTGTCAGGAATTGACCAGTCGATTGCTTCAGCTTATGAGGAAAAAACCGGCATTGACCAAGGACAATTGTTGAACATGATGTCTAATGAGACATGGATTGGTGCAAAGGATGCCGTTGACAAAGGATTTGCAGACAACATTATGTTCGCTGAAGAACCAACGTTGCAGGTTGCCAACGCCGTGACTGATATTATTCCAAAATCAGCAGTAGCCAAGTTCATGAATTTGAAAGCGAAGGCTGATTTGGAAGAACAACACGAGCAGGTCGAAGAACCAGTAGTCGAACAAGACCCGTCAGAAAAGACGGAAAAATCAACAACTGAAGAAACAAGTGATAGTCGCTTATCTGATTTACGAAATCAGAAGGCGGCTATTTTGTTAGGACAAATTTAAGGAGAAAGTGTATGAACATTAATGAACTGAACAAGGTATTTACTGATGCCGGGCAAAAGGTATCAGACTTGCAGGCCAAGGCGCAAGCAATGGCCATCAACGATGAGGTCACAGCCGACGAAGTGGCTGAAGTGAAGAACCAAATCGACAACGCAATTGCTAAGCGTGACTTGGCAAAGCAAAACTTGGAACAAGCCCAAGATGCACAAGCATTGGAAGTGATGAACACGAAGGCAGAACCATTGACTAAGAAGGAAGAAGACGTAAAGGCTTCATTCGTTCAAGATTTCAAGGACATGATCACTGGCAATCCACGTTTTTTGAACTCCGTTAACTCAACAACTGATGGTTCTGGTACTAATGCAGGATTGACAATTCCGCAAGACATCCAGACTCAAATCCATCTCTTGGTTCGTCAATACGAATCATTGCAGGAACTGGTCAAGGTTGAAACAGTCGGCACGTTGTCAGGTTCTCGTGTGTATGAAAAGTGGACAGACATTACGCCATTGCAAAACTTGGATGCAGATGATGCAACAATTAGCGAAATTGATGAACCACACTTGACGATGGTTAAGTATCTTATCAAGCGTTATGCAGGTATTCAAACAGTCACTAACTCATTGTTGAAAGATACTGCTGAAAACATCATGGGATGGTTGACGACTTGGGTATCACGCAAGGTCGTTGTTACTCGTAATCAAGCCATCATCAACCAATTGAACCAAGCGCCTAAGAAGGCAACAGTTGCCAAGTTTGATGACATTAAGGATTTGATGGGACAACTCGACCCTGCCATCCACATGTTGTCATCATTTGTGACGAACCAAGCTGGTTGGGTTGCTTTGAGCAAGGTTAAGACCGCTACTGGTAAGTATTTGTTGGAACAAGACCCAACTCAACCAGATCAATACACTATCTTGGGACATCAGTTGAAGGTAGTTTCAAACCGTTGGTTGCCTGACATTTCAGGAAATCACCCATTGTACTTCGGTGCATTGGACCAAGCGGTTACGTTATTTGACCGCGAAGACATGACGATTCAGACAACGAACATTGGTGCTGGTTCATTTGAAACTGACACCACTAAGTTGCGTGTCATCGACCGTTTCGATGTACAGCCAACTGATTCAGACGCCTATGTAGTTGCTTCATTTGCTGCATTGGCAGACCAACAATTCAACGGTACGGCAGCCGCTCCAACAGGTAAGTAATCAATTTCAGTCGCCGGATAAATAAACAGTACCCAATCAGAATGGGGCGGCTAATAGGAGGACACAATGCTAGTATCAATTGATAAGTTGAAGCTGTCCTTAAGGATTGATAGCAGTGCTGACGATACGTTGCTAACGGGTTATTCAACTGCTGCCGAATCTTATATTAAGAATGCTATTGGATATGATTATGATGATTTCTACACAGAAGAACGGGTAGCACCACTATTCGAGACGGCAGTAATTGCCCTTGCAAGTAGTTATTACACGTTTAGAACGTCGTTATCATTGGTTCAGTCTTATCCAGTAGACGTTGCGGTTGAGTCGATTATTGGCCAATTACGTGGCGAATATTTGTTGTTCGAGGAGGCGAAGAATGCAGATAAATCCAAATGAGTTTACTGACCGGTGCGAATTTGGTTATGTCGATTCTGTCCCGAATGAGACGAACGGCAACCCGGAAGATAAGTTCACTTATTCGTTTTCCCGTTGGTTTGGCTGGCGTAATCAGACGTTCAATCAACAGTATCAATTGTTGGGTGTAACTAAAACTGATACGAGGCAGATTGTCGTACGACACGACCCCGAAATCAAGCCGAACATGCAGGTACGAATTGACGGAATTGTCTATCGGTTCGTCATTTTTAGTCCGGATAACCGTTCGTTGCGTGACACCTTTGACTTGTTGACGTTGAAGGAGGTGGATAAGCCATGAGTGATTTTGAAAATCAAATGAATGGCATGTTGAACCAATTAGGTGGTTTAGTTAATTTGACAGTTGAAGAGCGAGAAGAGGTTACGAAAAGTGGCGCTAACGTTCTGAAAGAAAACATGCCATCGGTTACGCCGTACAACGGCAGACGCAAACATGGACGAATTGACCATCTGAAGGATAGCTTCGAGATTGGACCAATTCAGGGTGAACCAGAAGATGGTCATACTGGTTTTGGCTTTGCAAAAAAAGGCAAAGATGGTGTTAACCATGCTCGAATTGCTCGTTTTGTGAACGATGGAACGGTCAAGAAAGCGCCGACTCACTTTATCGATAAAGGTTTTATCGAATTTCAAGGAGCGGCGAACGAAGCAATGGCCAAGAAGCTGTCTGATATTCAATTGAGAAAGGCCAAAAAATGACTGTATTAAGTAATTTATACAAGATGTTAAACGGGCGTTTCGGTTGGGCAGACAGGGTATACGTCAAATCTATTCCATCGAGCGCACCATCGGACAGCACGTTTATTTTTATTACGGATAGCACACAACAAATTAAAGATTTCGGGTCAAACACATTCCAAAACATGCAGTATGACTTAGAAATTCAAGTTTTTTATAGCACAAAAAGCACATTGGATTATGACTCGGTTGAGTTAGATTTGATGCGCTTTTTAATTTCAAACGGATATGTAATTTCAAATGTTCGAGGTCGTGTTCAAGACCCCGACACATTCCAAGATTATCAAACAATTATTGTCTCAAAGACAGAAAGAGGTATTTAAATGGCTACATTAGGAATTGGGCGGGCATGGGTTGCCCGTATTGGTGAAGACGGCAAGGTAATCACTGGTGTCAACGGTATCAATGGTGATGCGTCAGACACGAGCGGTGTATTCATGATTGACCAGTCTTCATCTATGGGTATTGCATCAGCCAACATGACAAACTTGCAAGGTGCTTTGTCAGACATTTATGGTTCAAACAAGCTGGTTTACAAATCAGCCGCTAAGGGTAACGCCCAAACTGTATTGACGGTTAACCATGTTCCAGCAGAAGTTAAGCAACGGATGTTGGGTGCTGCGCCAGATAGTCGAGGTGGCTTTACTATCAATGGTAAGGCAAACTCTAACAACCGAATTGCTTTGTTGGTAGAGTCAGCAGATGCGTTTGACGACCAAGAAGCAGTCTACTTTGGATTCTTCCAAGGTATTGTCACAGAAGCATCAGAAAACGTCGCAACGAACGATACTGCTGAAAAGCGGACACAGGACGTTTTGACGTTCGGTCATTTGGAACGTGGCGATGATGGATTTGGTAAGCGTTATTTCTCATGGCTTCCAAACTTCGACAAGCAGAAGATGTTCAACGACATTTTCCCATCAGCTACTGGAACGGCGGTATCAGCTCCGTCAACACCAGCACCAACTTCATCATCTAATTAATTTTACAAGTCGTCTTTGGACGGCTTTTTATTATGCCCAAAAGGGCGCCAAAAACTAAACAACACAAGGAGATATAGTATGTCAGTAAAAATTGATGTTAAGGAACTGTTGGGACAAGCAAAGAAGGTGGAAGTTAAGACCACTACCAAGAATTTTAAGAAGGCGATTGCATTCTTGCGCTCGCTGAACAAGGTGCAATTGGACCAGAAGCGCAACGAAAAGAAGAACGACGCCATTGAAGACATGGATAGTCTTGAAGCGTTGGAACTTAACGACCAAAACATGGGCAGCATGATTGAAATGGCGGATACAGCCACTCGATACATTGCTGAAACGTTGAAACTGAGTGACAAACAAGTTGAAAAGATTGACGAAGAAAAGGACTTGGACGAAGTAATGGAATTTGCCATGAAACTTGCTGAAGAAGTCACTGGTTCCAAAGCTGAAAAGGCTGGTGATGACAGTTTAAAAGCTTAAGCGAGCGCTATGACTACTTAGATAATGCGCTCAAGGACTTGGCGTACAACGAACAGCAGGCAATGGTTAACCTGCACGTCATGCCAGAAGAGTATGAAGAGCAAGACTACTTTTTAATGATGGAAGTTATGAACGCTAAGTCTAAAGAAGACCGTCCATTGTCTCGAAATGCGTTCTTGAAAGAGATTGGTATTGATCCAGATAATCTGACGGAAGAGCAGCAAGGAAAGGAGGTATAAATGGCTAAAATCACAAATGAGATGGCGACCAAGCTATCTCTTGATACAACTTCGGCTTCCAAGACGTTGAAAGAATTCACTGATGACGTCAAGAAGTCAACAAACGAGTGGAAGGTTCAAGAAGCACAAATGAGGTCCGCTGGTGACCAGTTAGGCGCTTCAAAAGCCAAATATGAAGGCTTGACAACCGCTGTTGAAAAACAGACAACTAAGGTTGAATCGTTGAAGCAGGCGTTGGAAAATACCAATACATCGACGGAAAAAGGCCAAAAGTTGCAAGGAATGTTGACGGCTGAATTGGCGAAAGCTGAACGGCAGTTAAACAGTTACAATGGCCAATTGGATAGGGCGGAACAGTCCTATAAGTACCAATCGTCAGGTATGGCTAAGCTTAACGACGACATTAAGCACAACACCGAATTGACTGAAGCCAATGTCAAACAGTTAAAGGCTGAAGGCAAAGAACACGAAGCTAACAAGGTAAAGCTGGAAGGGTTAGCCAAGAATCGTGAGAGCCTGAATGGTATCTTGAAGATACAACAGGCTGAACTGGATAAGTTGGCTTCGTCTGGCGATAAAAACTCGGAAGCTTACAAAAAACAAGAACTTCGTGTTGCTCAAATGAAGGCCAAAATTGCTGAGGCTAATTCAGAGATTCGAACCATGAATAGCCATGGTATTAAAATCAACACGTCTAGTCTTGATAAAGTCAACGAGCGATTAGCTAAAATGAATGAGCGTGTGAACAAGAGCGGTCATTTATTTGGTAAAGTTTTCGGGGCTAACATTGTTTCTGCTGCGTTTATTAATGGATTGGCCTCATCGAAAGCTCATTTGGTTGACACGTTAAAAGCTGGTACTGATTTCAACAAAGAGCAACAGGTCATGGGTGCCACTTGGAATACATTGACCGGTTCTGCCGAAAAAGGACAGGACATGGTTAACTCCATTAACTCCATGTCTAAGGCGTTTGGCCAATCAAACGATGTCGTAAATGAATTGCAACAACAGTTCTATCATGTTTTCAACCAGAAAGAGCCAACAGAAAAGCTAACTGGTTCCATGTTAACACTGGCTGATACGTTGGGAATGAATAACGAAGAAGTTGAACGATTGGGTCTCAACTTCACTCATATGATGTCGTCTTCGAGGTTGCAGTTGGGCGACTTCAACATGATTTCTGACCAGTTGCCAATGTATGGCGAAAAACTGTTGGAATATGAAAAGGAAGTTCAGCATAATTCTAATTTAACGATGGAACAATTGCGGAAACAAATGTCTGATGGCAAGATTTCCGCTCAAGATGCCACTAACGTTATTAATGAATTAGGTGATAAATACAAAGACGCCAGTGAAAACATGATGTCTACATTTACTGGTATGCAACGTCGAATCAAGGCGCAAAGCCATGTGTTGGCAGGGTCAATTACAAGACCGTTATTGGAAACAAAAAACCCGCTGTTTAAAGCTGTGTCTGATTGGGTGGCTGATGACCGAACGGTTAAGCTGTTTGACAATTTTGGCCAACAATTAAGCAAGACGTTCAATACCATTACGTCAGCATTTGGTAAATCGTTTAAGAGTAAGGACTTTGACGAATTTGCCAATAACACTATGGTGAAATTGACTAATGGTGTCCAACATTTTGGCGACTATGTAGCTAAACATTCTGATGACATTATTAAGCTTGCCCAAGGAATAAAAACGGTAGGAGGATCTGCGCTTTCTACGGGCGGAATGATGCTGAAAATACTTGTCCCAATGTTGATGAAAGCTGGTGAACTTGCTACTAAACACAAAACGACATTTAAAATCTTAGCTGGTTCGATTTTTGGTGTTGTTGCAGCAGTTAAAGGAATGATGTTTGCTTCTCAAGTCGTTGTTGCTTGGTCCAAATTATCTACCATAATGAAAGACTCACTAATTGTTACTAAGGTGGCCGATGGATTTAAAAAATTACGTGAATCTACAATGTTGGCTACAGCTTCGCAATACGCCTTTGATTCTGCTCTTTGGGCTTCCGGTATACCAGAAATTATTATTGCAGTTACAGCCTTAGTAGCTGGTTTTGCACTGCTTTACAAAAACAATAAGAAGTTTAAAACTTTCGTTGATAATACGATTGGAAGCATTGTAAAAGTTGCTAAAAAAGCAATCGATTTTTTCAAGAAGGATTGGAAACAAATTGGTTTGTTTATATTAAACCCAGTTGTGGGAACGTTTTCGTTGTTGTATAAGCATAATAATAAGTTTAAAAATAACGTAAACAAACTATCACAATCGGTAAAAAAATCGTTTGAAACAATTGGAAACGAAGTAAGTAAAACATTTGAACCTTTGGTTAAAAATTCCAAAAAGGGATTTGATGAAGCTAAAAAACAATTTACTGCATTCGCTGACTCTAGTAAAAAGATGTTTGGAAAATTATTGGAAAGCTCCAATAAACAAATTTCGAAAATTGGTAAATTTGTTGGTAAGGCCTTTAGCCCATTAGCTAATAAATCAAAGAAAAAATTTGACGATACTTTAAAGCATGTTAATTCGTTTGTAAATTCAAGTAAAAAAGTGTTAGGAAGTCTTCCTAAAAAAATTGGAAAATTTTTCAATCCGCTAGTTAAAAATTCTAAAAGAGTGTTTGATGACACACTGAAGAAAACGTCATCATTCGTAAATAATTTTAAGAAGATGTTCGGAGGTGTTGGAAAAACAATTGGTAAGTCATTATCAAATGTTGGAAAATCAATTGGAAAAGAGTTTGGCTCTTCAATGAAAGATGTCAAAGGAATATTTAAAGATACTGTCAAAGAATCAAGGGGTTCATTTGGTGATATTAATAAAGATGTCACTAATACAACCAAAGGCATTAAAAATAAGTTTAAAGAGGTAAAGAAAACATTATCTGACATAGGAAAATGGATTAATAAAAACTTAGGAAAAGCTTTCAAAGATATAAAAAAAGAATTTAACAATCAGATGAAATCAATCAAAAAAGATTTATCTGACTTAGGAAAAGTTTTCAAAGATATAAAAAAAGAATTTAACAATCAGATGAAACCAATCAAAAAAGATTTATCTGACTTAGGAAAAGAATTTAAAAAAGCTTTTTCCGGAATTAACAAATTCTTGAAACAACACAAAAAAGAAATACAAACGGTTGGTAAGGTAATTTCAACTGTTTTTAAGACTATCTTGGTTGTTGCTTTAATTCCATTGGGTGCTGCGTTCGCTGGAGTTTTTGCAACAATTAGAATTGCTATTTCCGTTTTGATCGCTGCAATAAAACCAATGGCGAAGACAATTGCTAATATCTTTATAACAGTTATTGGTGTTTTGTCAGGGGTAGTAAAAGTTATTACTAACTCGATGAAACTTGTTTATCATTTGTTCACTGGTAATTTTAAAGCTGTGGGAAAAGACGTTGGAAAAATAGTGAGTGGATATATCAAGATATTCACTTCATTTTTCGGCGGTGTATTACGTCAAATTGGCATATTCTTTAGTGGAATATGGGACATGACGAAGGCTGGGTTCAAAACATTTGTTAATTTGCTGAAACCATTCTCCGGTTTTTTCATTGATATTTGGAAAGGAATCCAATCATTCTTTAAGCCAGTAATTAAATGGTTTGAAGATATTATATCTGATACTATCAAGTCAATTTCTAACATCTGGAACAGCGTTTGGAATGGTGTTAGTTCATTCTTTGGCAACATTTGGAAAGGCATGTCGAAGTTCATTTCTAACACGATTAACGGCATGCACGACGTCATTAAAGGCGTTCTTGACAAAATTGGTAGCACTTGGAACGGAATGTGGTCTGGACTATCTGACTTCTTCGGCGGTATCTGGAAGGATATTAAAGGATTTGCACAAGATGGTATCAACGGCGTTCTTTCTATCATAAACGGTGGTATTGACGCCATCGATTCTGTTTGGAAGTTCTTTACTGGTCATGAAACCAGTGTTCATCATTTGAAGCCGGTTAAGTTTGAACGTGGTGGTGTCGTTGAAACCCGTATGTCAATGGTTAATGATGGTAAGGGTGAGAATTGGAAGGAACTTATCCAACTCCCGAATGGTCAGCTTAAGATGTCCAATAAGCGTGATCATATATTGCCATTGCCGGTTGGTACTCGTATCTATAACGGTGACCAAACCAAGCAAATCATGAAGGCCGCTGGGGTTGAGAAATACGCTAACGGTGGAATTGTTGGCAGTGTGGTTAGTGCTGCCAAAGGTGTCGGTGAATGGGTCGGTGACAAGTACGAAATGGTCACTAAATTCTTGAAGGACCCACTTAAGAATGTGACTGATTTGATTATCAAGGGCACCAAGGGGATGTACGATGGTTTGCATAGTTTTGGCGACATGGCTCACGGGGTCTTCGATAACTTGTACAAGCCAATTGCTGACTGGTTTAAAAAAGGACTCGAAGCGATTAAGCCTAGTCTCGGACGCAACGCACCGAGTGGTACAGGAGTACAACGTTGGCGCGACCAAGTTATTGACGCGCTGAAAGAAAACGGCATGATCACCGAATCGTGGGCGGTCAATAAAATCTTGAAGCAAATCAGTACCGAATCTAGCGGGAACGAAAAAGCTGTTCAAGGTGGCTATACGGACATTAACACGAAGACTGGTGACTTAGCTAAGGGATTGATGCAGACGATTAGCGCAACATTTAATCGTTATGCCTTCCCTGGTCACAAGAATATCTTTAACGGATACGACAACTTGTTGGCTGCTATTGCCTACATTAAAAACCGTTACGGCATGAACATGTCAGGCATTGGTGAAGGACACGGTTATGCAAATGGTGGTCTAGTATCACGTCATCAAATTGCACAAATTGCCGAAGGAAACAAGCCGGAGATGATTATTCCGCTTGATTCTATGAAGTCGGCTCGTGGTTTTGAACTGCTTGGCAAGACAGCAGTAGCAATGGCCGCCCGTGATGGACAGTCTAGTCAGAATACAACTGATAATTCAGAAGTTGTTGGTAAGTTAGACCAAATGATTACACTGCTAAGTATGATTTTAGGCGTTAATAAAGAACAGTTAAGTGCTGGATCACAAAACAGTGGTTTAAAGGCCATCTATGAGCAAATGGCCCGCGATAATACCATTCGCAATTATCAATCAATTTAGGAGGAATAAATGTCAGATTTCTACGTGATGCGCAAAGGTCATGACGAATTTAATTTGTCAGATAAATTGACTTCTGTGCATTTTTTAGAGCTAAATGTCGGGGCGCCCCAATTGACCCCGACTTATAATTCAATCCAGGGAAGTGATGGCCAACTATTGCAGACAGTGTCTTTCAATAGTTCAACGGCGGTTGCTTCTTTTTTTATCAAGGCCGGCAATCGTTCAGAGTTCAATTTGGCGAAATCGGCACTACAACGTGAGTTGTATGCACGAGTGCCAATTCGGATTAGGTCGAGTGATGACCCGGGTAAGGCGGTATGGGTGTTGGCTAATCCAACCGACATCAACCCACTGGCGAACAGTGATGATGCCAAAATTGATTTAGCATTTACGATTATTAGCGGGACAAAGTTGACCCCGTTCAATAGTGATGAGCTGGCTGATAACCAAAATAAGTTGTCTTTTGGTATGAACTTGGATTTGGACAATCTGCCCAGTTACCATTTTAATAGTAATAACTTCAACGTTTTCAACCCAAGCGACCTGGAAATAGACCCCTATATCCAGCACCATCAATTGACTTGGACGATTAAGGGAACAGGTCAAAATGTGACCTTAACCAATAATACAAACGGCACTAGCTTCACTGCTAACGCCGGGTTGGGTAATTCAGACACATTGACCATGAACGGCATTACACTCGATAAAAACGGCACACAGGGCGGAATTGATACGGACTTTGGCCATATCATTCTAGCCCGTGGCGATAACAACATTACGGTAACTGGTCTATCGAATGTTGACGTCACGGTGTCGTTCCCGTTCTTGTACTTTTAATTGAATAGTCGAGACAAGTTGGTGGTGCGATCAAGAGACCAGACAACGACCGTACCAGTGCCATCGCTTGACTTTTCAACGTTGCAAACCACTTGGGAGAAGAACAGTAGTTATCAGATTGCGTTTACAGCATACGATGATGAGAGCCTTGCTTTTAGTCTCTTAACAGTTGAAAACAGCGTGTTTTGGGCAGGGCAAGAGTATATCATCAAACAGTCAACAGACGGCTATTCTGGCGGTGTACACACCGTTCAAATCACAGCTACTCATGTCTTTTACCAGCTTAACAACCGCCGGCAGAATACCGTACAAAAAGGGGATGTTTCGTATACGATTCAGTCGGCTTTGCAGTTTTTAACCGGTGAAATTACTGGGTATTCGTTCAACGTGGTTGGTAATTTGAATAGTTCCCACACTATTACTGATTTTGGAAATTGTTCCATCACGGATGGCCTAAGTACCATTGCTTCAACGTTCAATGTGTATGCCATTGTTCCGGATAACTACACTGTTAACTTATACAGTGAAGCCAATTGGACCAATGATGTAGGTAGACAGTTTTTCTATCGAAACAATACAAGTGACGTGCAGTTACAGTATGATTCTTCTGGCATTGTCAATCGTGTCCAGGTTGTATCAACTAACGAAACACCACAGTTTGACCCGTTCTATGTCACAGACGATGACTCAATAAAACAGTGGGGTATTCGAGATGGTGAACGAGTCGAAAACGACAAAAACAACAACACTGGACCCAATATTGCCAGTGCCAAAGCCAAGATGGTCACAGTACCTAATTTGACATTGACTGTCAAAGTGCAAGAAAACGACGTGCATATGGGTGACATTTGGACTTTGGTTATTCCAGAAAATGGAATCACGACAAAATTGCAGGTTGTCTCAATTGTCGATACGCCGTTCTTGAAGAACAATATGCAAGTTACGTTGAACAATACGAAACAAAATTTCTTAGATTCGTTTAACGCTAACGCTAAGAAGTTGGCCAATATCCAATTAAATAACAATAGCAATAAAGGCTTTTCATTCAATATATGGACGGTCGGAAAGGTAAGCGAAAATGACTGATACACCAATTGTGCAATATCCTGACGCCAACGGTAATCGGGCATATGTGAAGACCCACGTCAAAGCAGTCGATGGCTTAGACGATAAATTGGCTATTTTTGCTAAGACAACCGACTTAACCACGGCTATCAGTCAAATTCCAAAAGTCGATTTATCTGGATATGCTAAAACGTCAGAACTTGATAAATACGCCACTAAGGACGATTTGCAAAAGGTGGATAACGAAATAACCACGCTTAAAAGTCCAGACGGTTCGGTGTGGTTCTTATCAGTTGATAATAATGGTCGCCTTTCAACATCTAAATTGATACAAATTCAGGAAGGAGGGCAATCATGAGTTTTTTAAACGTTATCAATCAATTCAAACAGCTAAAAGTGTCTTATGATGAGTTGTTGAACGGTTTGGTTGGTATCGGATTGGTTGAAGAATTTCCAGAGATTTCATTCAATGATAGCTATTCACGCTATGATGTGAACGACTATCGACAGATTTATAATGATTTAGATTTTTCACACAGTTGTGTGAATTGGTTGATTACATTGACCAACAAAAACGGCTTTGCGGACAATGATGGAAACGATTTACAGCCGGTTGATTTTGCGAATTTTTATGTAATCGATGGTCAAGAATTGTCAGGATATTACAGTAATAAATTACAAGAAATGCAGACACTGTTGAATCAACTAAAAGCAATTTTGGTTGAAAACAACGTTCTCGCAAAATAATAAGGAGGAATTATGGCACGAACATATGCCGAGTTAAACACAAACTTAAACACCAATCAATCCACCTTGGTTGACCAATTGAACGGTCGTCAAGGGGATGCAAACCGTGAGGTGTTTTTTCAAATTAAAGATGGTACTTCGCCGTTCAACCTTGAAGGCAAAACCATTGCTCTTTTCGCAAAAGACGCTCAAGGAGTGATTAAGGCAACATCAACGATTAACGACCAGACAGGAATTTCTGTTGGTCGTTTTTCTATGATTATTCCAAAAGAGTTTTATCAGGCGAGCGGTGCTGTAGAAGACGCTTATATCCAAATTTCTTATTCGGATAAGGTCATTTCAACAATTCCTGTGTCGTTCCAAGTGATTGCTAACACGATGATTGTCACACAGACCCAATCACAAATTTTTATCGATAGCGTACAGAGTTTGATTGATGACACTAATCAACGATTGTCAACCACTACTACTAGTTTGACATCAGTTGAAAACGCTGTCGAAGCGCTCAAAGTCACGATTGGAAATTTGAACGACCAATACAATTCTGATTTGTTTGCTAAAAAGGCGAATGATAACGAATTTAAGGGGGTCAATACATTTGACCAAAAGATTGTAGCCCCTAACGGATTACAAGGTAAGGCTGATTCAGCAACACAAGCTGACAATGCAACACATGCGAATAGTGCTGATTCGGCAAAAAATGCTGATGTTGCTAATAGTTTAAATCCTGCTAATAACCAGACCGTTAATGATTTGACAGTTAATGGCAATTTGAAGGTTAACCCAAGGCAAAAGGTTTACCACGCTCAAGTAACATTACAGCCTAATTTACAGGTGGATTTATACCGCATTGGAACATTAGTTAAAGCAAATTTCGGTGGACGTGGTGTTACCATTTCGCCTTGGTCATTGTTCGATGGTAGTATTCCTGTTGGATTTCGTCCTAGTTTCGGTACTAGTATCAAATTTGTGATTGACGCTAATTTACACGATATGAATTTGGGTGAAGACGGTAGAATTTATAACCGCTGGAATGACGGTAATAATTCTGGTGGAACATATCATGACGCAGATGGTTCTGATATTTGGTTTACAAAAGATGATTACCCAGAATAAGGAGGATAGAAATGGCAGAAAATACAGATAACACACAACAAACGGTAGATACAAGCAAATGGTATTTCAAATATGACCCGCAAACTTACGCATTCATTCCTGGTGCGGTGCATGAACAGGTCGATAACTCAACGGAAGTTGAACCATCAGGACTGATTAATCCAGTATGGAATCCATCAACTAATTCATGGACAGGCCAGTCGATGGAAGATTACTTGGCCGAGCAAAAGAAAAACGCCCAGCAACAGGTAGACCCAAACCAGCAACAGTTAGCACAATTGTTGCAACTGATTGTGCAATTGAAGGCTGAGTCAGAAATGAACAAAGCACAAATCGCCTCATTGACTGCTCAACTAGCTAAGCAATCGAATGTAGTACAACCAGCTAGTCAGTCTGCATCACAGTCAACAACAGCGGTGACGGGAGGTGCTACTAATGTTTGATATGGTAAAAGGATTGTACCCACAATACGTGGATAAGGCTTTTGTTCATTCTTGCGTGAAATATGAATACATCACGAATGATGAATACAAGGAACTAACCAACGAGGATTATGCAGAATAAAGGGGGCTAAATGCAGAATTGGGAAATTGACAAATGGGCGAGCCTCGTTGGCATCATTTCTTCATCAATCACGGCGTTATCTTATGGGCTGAAATACGTGGTTATTAAGCCACTGACAAGCTCAATGGAACGATTAAACGAGAGTTTTGCCGGGTTAAATTCAACGTTGAAATTGATACAATCAGACGTTAAACGAATTGATGAACGAGTAGATAACCACGAGACACGAATTACCGTTCTAGAAAAAACATCACATCAAGAAGACTAACAATAGTCTTCTTTTTTATTTGGAGGAATTTATGAATTTTACAGACGCACAATCACTGCTTACTTTCGGCTTGATGATGATTATTGTATTTGCCACGCCTATTTACAAATTTAATAACTACATCAAGGCACACACACGCAACGAACACGTTAAGACGGCTACTGAATGGGCGAACCAAGCGGTAGCGGCATTGGTTAATTCAGACTTGAACACGTTGCCAAATCGAAAGAAGGCAGTAGATGATTTAACATCACGAATTGCTAATAACAAATTGGCTGGGAAGTTCACCCAAGCCGAAATTGAAAGCTATGTCGAAAAAGCAATTGCAGAGTTGAACAAATAAGGAGGAAGAACATGACAGTATCAGGATTAGCAACACAATACGGATTCCAGTCGTTCCCTAACTTCACTCAGGGACGGCAGGGTAACTCGGTTAATAAGATCGTGATTCACCATATGGCCACGACTGACTATGATTCAGTTCCTGGCATTTGGA